CACTCCTCCGACTGTGACTGGCTGCAATACCGGAACTCCGGTGGTTGCGGGCGGCGCGAGCGCGGGGCGCATTACTACGGTCGGCACGACCACGTGCGCCTTGGTCCTGACCTGGACCATTCCGAAGCTGGGCGTCGGCGGAACTGCCGGTGTTGCCGGTGGCGGGTATCCTCAAGCCGTCTTCGCGCCGACTCTGTTGGGCGTTGCCTGCTACGTGATCGACCTGACGACCGTGGCCGACCTGTTCACGCAAGCCTCGACCGCGTATACCGCGCCGACGGCGACCGCGAACGGTTCGATCTCCTGCACCTTCACCTCGCGGACCATCGTGTCTGGCGACGTGCTGCTGTATACAGCGGCGGCGTTCTAAGCCATGGCCAAGAAGCCAGCTAAGGCACCGAAGGGTCCTGCGAATCCCCCGAGCAAACCGGGCGGTTTCCGCAACAAGGCGATCAAAGCCAAGGCGTGATCCTGAACCCCACCTAAGACGTGGGGTTTTCTTTGCCCTTGACGAATCACATACATACTTTATACTCGACCGATGTCTCGCCCCCTGCTCTATAATTTCCACCAGCACACGCTGCCGCAAGGTATATCCGAACTGCTGGACCTCCTCGGGTTCTTCAATTATTGGGACACCAAGGATATGGTCCACCGCGTGTATGAAAAGCTCGCCGACTCGCCGCGCATGAAGTGGAAAGTGCAGACCTTCAAAGGCGGCGATACGCGCGAATGGCAACGCTTCCTATCCACGATCACAGCACCGGAGCATGTGAGATGACCCAGAAGATTTCAGCCGGTCGTAAGACCACCCTGTTCGAGACGATGAAGAACAACACTGACCTCAGCGGCCGCGACATCAACCCGGATGCGCCGGTCGTGATGGCTCCTGCGCCAGCCTCACTCGGTACCGATGTGCCGGTGCTGGAAGATTGGGTGACGGCACTGCTCATAATGCACGGCGTCAAAGCCCGCTGGGTGATCAACTATTGGCTGGTGTCGAACAAAGCTGGTGCAGAAAGCGGCATTTCGAGAAACTATACGTTCGACGAAGTGCAATCTGTTCTCAAAGATATGGCTGGACGGACGGCCCGAAGATAGAGCATTATGTCTGTATGACTAGAACTCGCGTCGGCGATAGAGAGCGGATCAACTTCTACTTTGACCGGCAGGTGCTGGAAGCGTTGAAGAAGTTGGCCGCGCTCAAAAATACAACCTACTCGGAACTGATCCGGGTCGCGGCGCGTGAGTACGTCGTGCGCGAAGGCGCGAAGGCTATCGCCGACGGAACCATCATCAAAGAGGTGCGACGATGAAAAAGCTATGGGGTATGTTGCGATTCGAAGAATGCGAGTGCCACCCGCTGCCGAGCTTCGGTCCATTCAAATCCTACCCGATGGACTACCTCCAAGAAATTCACCTGCCGCCCGTTGGCGCAATCATGATCGACTTGGCGCGGCCGCACAAAGGCATCCGCACCTTCGGCGTGTTCGTGAAGGCGTTCGGCAAGCTCTGGATATTCGCACCGGTATGGACCCATGCGAAACGTTGAAGCGCCTCTCCACGCAACTATTGGCGATGCATTCCGCGACACGATCAAACGTGGCGTGCATGTGACGCGCGCAGCGCGGGACCCAGTGGCCGTGCCGACGGACCCGACCATTGTCGCCATCGCCGAGAAAGCATTATGTCATCTTGGTCTTGGTACCAATTGTTTCACACTAACGAACGTGTATGGGATCGAGGTCGAGATTTCCTACGGGGCGAGCATTGAGCAATGGCAGGCCGCTGCTGACAAACTCCTACAGGGAGCGATGGATGCGACATGAACACGATGTTCGCGAAGTTCCTGGGACGAAATTACCACCTCGCGGTATTGATCTGCATCTGCGCGTTTTATTTGTGCTTGAAAGGCCGCTTGAGTGGCGGCGAGTACGGAGCTTTGTGCGGTGGCATCTTCAGTGCGTTCCGGGCGGGGGATGCGGTTGTCAACTGGATTCACGCAGGCAAGACTGACGATCTCGACGAGACCCACAAGAAACCTGACGACAACTGTACACCTACGAAACTATCATGACTGACACCAGCGAAGACTTTGCCTCATTCCAATTGCCGGAAGTCGCGCGGCCCGAGACTGCGACGGACGGACTTAACTCGCACGATGCGCGGCTGATCTGGGACCTAGTATCCAACATCAAGCCGAGCGCGGACGTGCTGGCATCGTATGGCCTTACTGTCGCCGATCTGAAAGCCAAGGCTCAGAATGCCCTGTGGGCCGGTGCCTATCGCGAAGCGAAGCGCGTGTGGAACTCGGACATGAATGCGAAGACTCGCATACAACTCAAGGCACAGTTCCTGTTGGAAGACTCGCTGCTGACGTTGTTCAACATCATCAAGCAGGAAGGCGTATCGATCAATTCGAAGCTCGAAGCCATCGAACAATTGACCAAAATTTCCACGGTGACAAACGTTCCGAAGGAGAACGCCACCATGGAGAAGCACAACATCACCATCAATATCGGCGGTGATACCAAGCCCATCACAGTAGTAGCGGAGATTCCCAATGTCGGAACTAGTGTCCTCACAGCCGGTTAATCCGGCACCCGTTGTTCAAGTCGAACCTGACTTCCCATACGGTGCGCCGATCAAAGGCAAGGTCTATGTCATGGACCACAATTATCGCGAAGGCGGTCTCGAAGACGGAACGGATCACACCGTGCGCATCATCGTCATGTCCGAGGAGTCATGGGGCGACTTCGGCACGAAGATGGAAACAGCCCGCCAAGTTCTTCGCGCGCAAGACACGAAGATCAAAACTATGCACGCTGAAGGACAAGCGCGTGATAGAGTCAACGCCGATTTGCTTTCCCGCCTTGATGCCCTTCGCGCAATTCGGCGCGCGGAGAAGCGTCCTGAAATTGAAGCCGACCTCAACCTACCGAAAGGAATTTGAAAATGTCCACGACAATCGATACCCTCAACAAAGTTCTCACCAACGTGCAGAACAATCGCGAACAGATCGTGAAGCAAATTGCCGCCAGCAAAAAGGCGCTGCCGACCGATGCTGCCGTCCTCGACGCCATTGAAGTTCTGATCAAGGCATTCAACAGCAACGTGCAGGAGATCGGACAAACCATCGGCGCGAAGTTGCAGATCGACTCGATGGAAGCCAACCTCCCTGAGTTCGAAGCGCTGATCGCGGGCTTGCACGTAGTGCTGGCCGACGAGACCAATGTTGATGCAGCAACTGCGCTGATCGTCGCTGGGGCGACCGCTTCCGACCCTCTTTCTGTCGCCGCTGGAGACAGCAGCCTTGCAGCGGCAAATGACGTTGCGCAACCTGCGGAAGTTGCCGCCGTCATTGCGGAAGCGCCTGTTGCCGGAACTTCGGAAGTGGCGGATTCGCCGGTCAACGGAACTGTTGCTTCGTAAGCACTACAGGATGATATGAGCGATCTGAACTACACGGCCCCTAAGACCCTCGCGGAATTCATGCGCTCGAATCAGCGCATCCGAATTGTGCGAGGGCCTGTGGGGTCGGGTAAGTCCAGCGCCATGGTGATGGAGCTTCTTCGGCGCGCCCTGGAGCAAGCTCCTGATCCCAAGGATGGAATTCGACGGACTCGCTTTGTGATCGTGCGCAACACGATGCCGCAGTTGAAGACTACGTCGATGAAGACTATAAATGAGCTACTGCGCGGCGTCGCCGTGTATAGGGCGCAGGACCACAGCTTCGATATCAAGTTCGGCGACGTGGAGTCCGAATGGATAATGCTGCCCCTCGACACGCCCGAAAACGTCCAGCGCTTGCTCTCACTCGATTTGACCGCTGGCTGGCTCTCCGAGTTGCGGGAGTTGCCGCCGCAGATTTTGCTAGATGTCTTGTCGCGTTGTGGACGCTACCCATCCATGATGAACGGTGGACCAACCTGGTATGGCGTTATTGGCGAGACAAACTCGTTCAGCGAGGACTCACCGTGGAACGCAATATTGGAAGAAAAAGATTTGATGGGTAAGCCGCTGCCCGCGACGTGGGGATACTGGATTCAACCAGGAGCCCGAGAAGCCATCGCGGAGAACAAAGCGAACCTCGTGCCCGGATATTACGAAGATTTGATCGAGTCGAACTCACCCGAATGGGTTGAGCAGTACATCGACAATCGCATCACACCAAGCCTCTCAGGAGAGGCGGTGTTCCGAGCCAGTTTTAACCAAAATTTTCACATCGCCAAAGCTGAACTTATCCCTATCCCTGGCACTATGCTGATCGTCGGCATGGACTTCGGCCGGAACCCCGCCGCCGTCATCACGCAGATGGACCCGCGCGGACGATTGTGTGTGCTGGACGAGTTGGTCGAGCAGGGCATGGGTGTCGAACAGTTCGTCATTACGAAGCTCAGGCCGCTCCTGGCACAGCCCAAGTATGCAAGGCTGCCCGCTGGCGTGTGCGGTGATCCGAGCGGCGTGGCGCGCTCACAGATCGGCGAGGAGTCGGTCTTCGCGGCGCTCAAGCGCCTTGGCCTGTCGGCTCAGCCCGCCCAAACGAATAACATCGAGCCTCGGCTGCGCGCCGTCGAGAAGTGGTTGCTTCAGCAACGTGACGGTGGCGCAGCCCTTTTGATCAGCCCGCATTGTCACACGCTGATCACAGCGCTACGCAGTCGATACCGCTACGCCCGCGCGAAGGGCAGCGGGATACTTCAGCCGATGCCGGATAAAGGGCATCCGTGGTCGGACATCGCCGACTCGTTTCAATATGCCGTGTTAGGGCATAGTGGCACGATCTTGGCAAGACTTGTGAGAACACGACATGATCGCGGGCCGCAGCGCCCAAGGACATCTGCCGGTTGGACTTGATGACATAATCCTCGGTAGCGT